CCCCCTTATTTAGTTTATGATACAGAAAAAGTAAGATTTAATATAGAAGAGAATGCTTGGGAAACTCCATTTCCTTATTTAAAGGAATGGATAGATTGGGATACAATTTCAATGATGGCTACTTCAGAATTTAATCTAGCTTGTGAAAGAATAAATAATTTAAAGCCTGGCGACCCTGTCTATAACGACTGGGTGAAATTTGGAGATGAAATGAAAAATAAGGTAGAACTTTATAAAAAACACGGTCTAAGACCAGTAGAGTGTGTATTTTCCGCACACCCTAAGGAATAAACAAATATGGAAACAATAGAAAAATCATTTACCTATAATTTACCGGATGAATATACCTCCCAGACTAGCAATCTAGGGCTTACAGGCACATATACATACAATGGTCCGAGGTATTTAGCATTTGAAATTCAAGAAGGTACAGGTAAAATTGTAGGCGCGTTTCCTACAACAAAAGAATTGTACCAAACTCTTAATGATGTTCCAGACACATTTTATTTTTTAGTAGATGCAAAATACGAACCTTTAATCGCTAGCATCTTCTTTCCTGCACCGCTCACAGGAAATGAAACTCAAAAAGTTTATAATCTACCGGATGGCCTTACATATTCACGCCCCAACCCCACTACTCCTGATCATACCTATTCTAAAAATGAAATCACCTTTAACCTCACATTAAAGGATTTTAATCGCCCGTTTCCATGGTATAAGCCCGTGCTTAACTGGATGGATGTAGGCTCTTCTAATGAGCGTTTAATCAATGACGCTCAAGAAAAAATAGAAAAGCTTACCGCTGATAATGCCGATTCCCAGCTTATTCAGGCCTGGGTTGACTGGAAAGCAGAAGCTGAAAGTAAAATAGAATTATATAGAGATGCCGGGTTAATGCCTTATATGGTAACATATTCTACCCAGCCCGGTGCACCAGACCCTACTGATGTTCCTAACGAACCAGCACCACAGCCTATAGGTTATACGGAATAAAAGTTAACCGAAAGTATTGATTTACATTATATTATAATATACAATACTTTATTATTAGTCTGTAAAATTGGAGTGATTAATGACCACAAGATCTACTGCTTTTTTCATGAGTGGGGGCGCCGGCCGGGTGCTCTCCTCTATTCCTGCATTGGAAAAATACCACGAAGAACATCCTGAAGACGATTTTATTATCGTATGCGAAGGGGGCACGGACTTTTTCAAAGGTCATCCTATCCTAGGTAAACGGGCTTTTGATAATTGGCATAAGCAGTTGTTTGAAGAAAAAATAAAAAGTCGTAATTGTGTAACTACTGAACCCTATCGCATCTGGGAGTACTATAACCAGAAATGCAACCTTGCCCAGGCCTTTGATATTCAAATTAACAACAAAGGTGTACGTACCTTACCTAAACCTACCCTCCGGTTAACTACAGAAGAATATGTACATGGTAAAAACATTATAGAAGATGTTAAAGAAAAAACTAAGAAGGAAAAAGTTATTGTATTTCAGCCTTATGGAAGAGGAGCTCAACCTCTAGGTAAAGCTATTATAGATTCTACCGGTCGTTCCTTTGAAATGGCTGATACTATTAAACTTATTAAAAGACTACAGAAAAAATACAGCGTAGTTATAATGTCAGAGTTTAAAGGTGATTATGAAAAGATGGGTATTACCGAGCCTTTAGCGCAACCAGAAAACGTTCCTCTGAGAATCTGGGGTGGTATCATTCGCAATGCTGATGTATTTTTAGGTTGTGATAGTGTTGGTCAACATTTGGCATATGCTTTAGACGTACCTACCGTGGTAGTGGCAGGCTCTACATTTCCGGAAAATGTTAGTTATGTAGATAATAATAAATTTCAAGTACTTGATGTAGGGGTAGGCAGAAGAGTATATGATCCTATTAGAGTTTCTTTGGATGAAGACGCTAATAGAAACAATGAATCTCTAATGAGATTAAACGATGCGGTGTTAGATGAGATTATGAAATATGTTGAAAAAATGGCGAATAAAAATTTTAAGTAAGTGAGGTAAAATGAAGAAAGATATTTGGATTGCGGGCATTGCAAGAGGACACAATGCAGCTGTTTGTCTACTTAAAAATGGCGAGGTAGTATTTTCAATAGAAGAAGAAAGACTGACTAGGAAAAAATATGATGGCGGCCCGCTGGCATGTATTACAAAAATACTTGAATATACTGACCGATTAGATTATTTAATTATATCCCACACTACCTCGTTAGAATCTGCCGGAAAGATTGATTATGCTCGGGAAGATGTTTATTCTTCTTTAGCCAGGAAACTCAAACTAATAGGGTTTCACGAGGATAAAGAGCTAGTTCAGGTCCATGATGTGTCCAAGCTACACCATAAAATGCATGCACTGTGTGCTTTTTATCGATCTGGGTTCGATAGTGCAGCTGCTGTTATCGTAGACGGAGCCGGTAGTATGCATACTATATCGGATCCAATTTATGACAACACCCCAGTCCATGCATGGGAACACGAATCAATTTACTCAATTAAATTTCCTTATGAAGTTAGCTTGAAGTATAAACACTGTAGTTCGAGAAATGCGGTTGTAAACGGTATAATTACAGATTTTGATAGCAATGTATTTGATAGTCATGATGATGGAAAATGTATTGCGGTAATTACAGATAAAGGCGGCATTGTAAAAGCTTATGAAGGGGTAACCCATATTTTAGGATGGGAGGCAATTGAAGCTGGAAAAACAATGGGCTTGTTTCCTTACGGACAAAAAAATATGCTTTTACCGCCCTGTTATGAAACTACCTCTAAATTACCAGGACTATTAAATAGAAATCTATTTTCTAATTACGTACCTAACGGTTCCTGGGTCAATACTCTTTTATATAGTGTTTTTGATCTTAACAATGATGATGCTAAAATCTACGATAATGATATAAGTAAAGTGCAGGTTTATAGGGATCTAGCCTATGCGGTTCAAACTCAATCTCAGGCGGAGATGATCAAGCTTATTAGAAATGCAGTCTTATTAACAAAAGAAAAAAATGTAGTTATTTCCGGGGGCTATGGCTTAAATTGTGTAGCTAATTATGAATATCTTGACGCTTTAAAGGATAAAGGTATTAATATTTACGTTGAACCAGTATCTTCGGATGCTGGTACAGCGATTGGAGCTGCTCTTTTTGGTTGGTACTATTTAGCTAACGGTAAAGAAAAGCATAAAGACGGTAAAACCCTATATCTCGGTCCAAAGTATAATTACTCCAAGGATCAAATACAAGCAGTAGCGGAAAAATATGAAGGTAAAATTTCTGATGCTTCATATGATGATGTGGTAAGTTTATTACGAGATAAAAATATTGTTACTATTTTCCAGGGGGGTTGCGAGGCCGGGCCAAGGGCACTAGGTAATCGATCTATACTGTTTGATCCTACCTTTGAAGATGGTAAAGATTTTGTAAATACAGTCAAACGTAGGGAATATTTTAGACCGTTTGCCGGTACTATTCTTAAAGAGCATGTGCATGATTGGTTTGATCTAAGGGGGATGGAAGAGTCTCCATTTATGATGTATGCGGTCAATTGTAAACCGGGAGTAGCACAAAAAATACCTTCAATTATTCACGTTGATAAAACATGTCGTATCCAAACTGTTACTAAAGAACAAAACGAGCATTTTTATAATCTAATTGAAACATTTTATAAAAAAACTGGAGTACCAGTACTATTTAATACAAGCTTTAACCTAGGGGGAGAACCTTTAGTAGAGACGTTGGATGATGCTGTAAGCACTCTTTCAAGATCTGATATTGAATATTTGTTCTTACCTGAGTATGGAAAACTTATTACGGTAAAAAATGTTGTTTCTGAGAAACCCTGATGGGGTAAATACCTGGCACTATATAATTAATAATTGTCTTAGTGAAAAAAGTTTAGAAATAATAGATATTTTTAGCACTAATACTACATTAGAAAAAGCTAAGATGTTCAATGTAGATAGTGAAACACCCAGGGTAACAAACATTTCTTTTATAGAGCTTAAAAAAAATACCGCTGATCTATATCAAAATGTTGGGGATTTAATTGAAAAAGCTAATCTATCTCATTTCAACTGGCAGCTTCTATTTTTAGAGACAATGCAATACTCCGAATACCCTGTAGGTGGTACTTATTGCATGCATACAGATAGTAGTTTAAAGGGTCCTAATGGACTTAATAGAAAACTTTCTTTTTCTATTTTACTAAATGATCCTTCAGAATATGAGGGCGGGGATTTAGAATTATTTTTATTTAAAAATCCAGAAAAAATAGAAATGAAAAAAAATGATATTGTGTTTTTTCCATCTTCTATTCCACATAGGGTAACTCCTGTAATAAAAGGAAAAAGAATTTCATTAGTAGGATGGGTTGTAGGACCTAATTTCGTATGACAACATTAAGAGAAGCAATTAAAGAAAAGCACGATATTGCGGAGAAGACTGCATTTGCAAACCATCTTTTTTCTGGTACTATAAAAGAAGATACATATGCAAGTTTTCTCTACAATCTATACCTTATTTACAATGAATTAGAAAATCACTGTAAAAAACATAACTTGCTTGAAGGTATAGAAGATATTTGTCGAAGCGTTAGTATTAAAAATGACTTGGATGAATTACCTTTTGGTACCCGTTATCTGTCCCCAATTACAAAAAAATATATAAATTATATTTTAGATATTTCCTACTACAATTCTAAAATGTTACTTGCCCATGTTTATGTAAGGCATTTTGGAGATATGTTCGGGGGGCAGATAATAAAAAAAGCTGTACCGGGTTCTGGTACAATGTATGATTTTAAAAATAAAAGTGATCTAATTGCAAAAACTAGAGCCAAGCTTGACATGTCTTTAGCGGAAGAAGCTAATGTTGCAATGCAATATGCAATAGATCTTTTTGAAGACATGGCCAATGAGTTTAATATTCGAAAAACTGATTCAGCACACTGAAGACTTTAAAGATATTTTAAAGTCAAGAGCTTTCAAGTCTGAAGAAACTCATCCCTTTGACTGGGAAAATTTAATATACGAAAGTGGTATTATCAGACGAGCGCATCTGGATGTGGTTGACGCCAGGAATACAAAAAAGCTTTACATGATGCACCTTTGTATATTTCCTAAAGTCTGGGATTCAGCGCCCATTTACGGTTTCGATTTAATTTCCGGTCCAAATAAAGTCACTGGTGCCTTTCACGATGTTAGTCCAGCTGGTGACAAGAATCATCCACTATTATCGTGGTTTGCCAATGAGGTAAAAGATCTAGAGTGGAGTAAACCTAGAGTGCTTCCAGAATGGGCTAAAAACATTTTTAGTGAAAGAATGATTGCCGCCGGTAATATTAACACTATTGAAGAATTAGATATTATATTAGAATTATCAAAAAAAACACTCACTCACTATCTTGATAATATTTCTTTTTATTGGACGGGTGAATCTTATGATGAAAAAGTAAGAAAATATAACTATTCAAAAGAGCAAAATTGGTATTGTCAGAATCAAAAGAAAAATCCACATACCCCCCGAGTCATGGAAAGCCTAGGATATGACTCTGAAACCGTTAAAAAGTTCATTCAAGAATGCCTTTTCCCAGAAGTATAAATATATCAAAAAAGGGAAACTATGGCAAATCCATCTTCCAGACAAGGGCTAATTGACTATTGTCTTAGAGAACTTGGTCATCCTGTTATTGAAATAAACGTTGATGATGATCAGCTAGAAGATCGTGTAGATGAAGCAATTCAATTATATCGCGAATTTCATTATGACGCGGTAGAATTTGTATATTTAAAACACGAAGTAACCGCCAACAACATCTCCCAGAAATACATTGAACTAAACGACAATATTATTGGCGTGGAGAAAGTCATTCCTTTTACCTCTCGAACCCGGGGTATAGATCTTTTCGATGTTCGGTATCAGATTCTTCTCAACGACCTATATTCCATTCAGTCAACTGATATAATTTATTTCAGTCAGATTAAAACTCAATTAGAATTAATTAATCAGCTTTTAGTAGGAGAAAAACCTATTCGTTTTAATCGTCATATGAATAGACTTTTTATTGATATGGATTGGGATGACGATGTAAGTGTAGGTGAATTTTTAATAGTCCAATGTTATAGAGCACTTAACCCAGATACATTTAATGATGTATACAATGATTACCATCTTAAAAAGTATACTGCTGCATTAATTAAAAAACAATGGGGAAATAACCTTAAAAAGTTTGAGGGGGTGCAGATGCCTGGAGGGGTTACTCTTAACGGGCAAAAGATATATGATGAAGCGGTAGAGGAATTGAAAGAACTCAGACAAGAGGTTGAAAGCGTTTGGCAACTTCCTATCAATATGTTTGTAGGGTAAACACCTAACAAATGATTAATCATTATTTTCAATCTGGTATTCCTGGAGGCCGGGCATCAGAACAATTTCTGATGGAAGACATAATTATTGAATGTCTTCAAATATATGGCTTTGAAGTTTACTATTTACCCAGAAAAGCTTTTAACAAAGATAAAATATTTACCGAGGATCCCCTTAATCGGTTTAATTATTATTTTCCTTTGGAAATGTATCTTAAAAATATAGAAGGGTTTGAAGGAGAGGGGGATCTATTAAGTAAGTTTGGTTTAGAGATTCGGGATACTGCTACTTTCATGGTATCAAGACGTCGCTGGGATCTGGTGGTAGCTAAAGAAGGCAAGACCGTTCTTTCCAATAGACCAGCTGAAGGGGATATAATTTATTTTCCCCTAACTAGTGCATACTTTGAAATTAAAAAAGTAGAAACTCAAACACCGTTTTTTCAGGTTGGTAAACTCTACACCTTTGATCTGGTGTGTGAATTGGTTCAGTACTCCCATGAAATATTTAATACCGGTAACAGCGAAATTGATGGAATTGAACAAAACTCAACAGACCTTTCCTCTTATGAACTTATACTTGAGACTGGGTTTAACTTAATGCTTGAGTACGAGACCCCATCTACTCTAATACTTGAAGAGTATAGATTAGAAGATATAGATATTCTTTCACAAAATAAAGAATTTGATAATAACAGCGATATTCTTGATTTTTCAGAAAGAAATCCTTTTGGTGAGGTACTCACCTAATGTTACAACAAAAATTCTATCACTCTACTATTAGAAAATCTATCATTGCATTTGGAAATTTATTTAATAACATTATTATAGATAGAAAAGATGAGAATGGTAATATTGTTCAAACTCTAAAAGTACCTCTTTCCTATGCACCTAGGCAAAAGTTTTTAGCACGTATTGAGCAATTGCCCGACCCTGACTCTCAACGTTACCAGGTAATTATTCCTAGGATGGCTTTTGAGCTGGTAGCCCTTACCTACGATCCAAATAGAAGAATAGCACCTATTCAACAATCAAGGGCGGTCAATTCTACTGCTACCTCCCTTAACACCGCCTACGCCCCTACCCCGTACAACTTACAGGTGGCTATGTATGTTTATGTAAAAAATCAGGACGACGGGCTTCAAATTATAGAACAAATCCTTCCCTATTTTAATCCGGATTTTAACCTCACCCTTAACGCTATACCTGAACTAGGTATTAAAAATGATCTACCTATTATATTAGAAAATGTAAATTATGAAGATCAATATGAGGGAGACTTAATTCAGCGCAGGGCGATAATTTGGACACTTAATTTTACACTTAAATTAAATATGTTTGGACCTATTTCCAAACAAGGTGTCATTCGTACTACTACTGTTAATACTTTTAACAAACCAGACCTCACCGATCGATTACAAAGATATTCAGTCTCGGTCTCCCCCGACTCAGCTGTACCAGGAGATGATATAGGTTTTACAGAAACGTTTGAGGATTTTTAATGAAAATAGATGACAACCTCAATAAAGTTTTTAATCTAGAACCCTCTAAGGAGGAAAAAGAACCTATGTCCCTTCTTCCTGTAGAGGTTCCAGAAAAAGAGCAACAAGATTCTGATTATCAATTGGCCAGAGGCACTCTTAGAAACTTAATTACAAAGAATGATGCCGTTTTAGATACCTTAATTGATTTAGCTAGAAATTCCGAACATCCCCGCGCATATGAGGTAGCTGGTCAATTAATAAAAACACAATCAGAGATGGCTAAAGATCTTTTAGAGGTTCATAAAAAGAAAAAAGAAATTTCTGGTGAAATTAATAAAAACATCAATACCACCAATAATATAGTATTTGCTGGCTCTACTTCAGAATTAATGAAAGTGATAAGTGCAGAAAGAGCAAAAGTAATTGACTCAAAATAAAAATTCCTACAACGGAAATAGATCGTTAAAGCAAATTGGATATGTCATACAATATTCGTATGAACAGGTTCAAGAATTGCTTAAATGTAAAGACGACCCAATCTACTTTATAAAAACTTACTGTAAGATTGTTTCGCTGGATAGTGAGCAGTTAATTCCGTTTAATCTATATCCATACCAAGAAAAATTTATTCATACACTTCAAGATAATAGAAGAGTAATTAGCATGCAGCCCCGTCAGATGGGTAAATCTCAAACAGTAGCTGCATATGTTCTTTGGTATACTCTTTTTAATAACAACAAAGAGGTAGCAATTTTAGCGCATAAGTCAGATGCTGCTATGGAAATAATCTCTCGTTATCAGTTAATGTATGAAAATATTCCTTTATGGATGCAACAAGGTATTAAAACTTGGAACAAAGGAGACGTAGAATTAGAAAACGGTTCTTCGGTATTTTCCGCTGCTACCTCATCGGCTGGTATTCGAGGTAAATCAGTTAACTTACTCTATGTTGATGAGGCTGCAATTATACCTAACAATATAGCTGAACAATTCTTCACCTCCGTCTACCCGGTAGTTTCAGCCGGGGAAACAACTAAAATTATTCTTACCTCTACCCCACTTGGCTATAACCATTTTTGGAAATTTTGGAATGAAGCTGAAAATGGTACCAATGGTTTTACCTCCCTTAGAGTAGAATATAAAGAACATCCTAAAAGAGATGAAAAGTGGGCAGCTGATCAAAAAGCTCTTTTGGGGGAAATAAAATATAATCAAGAAGTTTTATGCGCATTTCTTGGTTCTTCCAACACTCTTATTTCCGCAGACACTATCTCTAGACTATCTCCTAAAACCTTTATACACTCAAAAGATAATTTAGATATTTTAGAAGAACCTTGCAAAGGCCGTTCTTATTTTGTAACAGTTGATACATCTAGAGGAGTTGGAGGAGATCATTCTGCATTTACCGTAGTAGACACTACAGAATATCCATTTTCAATAGTAGCTAAATATAGGGATAATAAAGTTTCTCCTCTACTTTATCCAAACATAATCCATAAAGTTGCAAAAGATTATAATAATGCTTTTATTTTAGTAGAGATTAATGATATTGGCCAACAGGTTGCGGATATTATTCATAATGAATTAGAATATGAAAATATGATTTGGGTTGGTAATGATTCTAGATATGGCCAACACTTATCTAGCTCCGGGAAAAGTGCCACTCTGGGGGTAAGAACTACCAAACAGATAAAAAGAATTGGGTGCGCTTCCCTTAAATCTTTAGTAGAAAATAATAAACTATTAGTATTTGATAAAGATGTTATTTCAGAACTTTCTACCTTCATTGAACATAACGGTTCTTTTGAAGCGGATGATGGGTATTATGATGATTTGGTTATGACGTTGGTGCTGTTTTCATGGGCTTCTAACGATTCATTATTTAAAGATTTAATGAATTCAAATAATAGAGAAGCTCTCTACAAACAACAGATGATTAACATTGAGGAAGAATTAACCCCTTTTGGTTTTATAAATGATGGAACTCCAGAGCATTTTCAGCCCGAAGTTGTAGGGGGAGATCTCTGGCTAACCGATGATTATGACAAAAAGTATAAAGAATTTTTAGAAAATAATACGTGAATCTTACAAATCCCGTTATTTATAAATATACGGTAAATAAATTTGTAATGAAAACTAACATTATAAGGAGAAAAAGATGGCATTTCAGCTCTCACCAGGCGTTCTAGTAACAGAAAGGGACCTAACGTCTATTGTCCCAGCTGTTGCTACTACGGCCGGCGGTTTTGCTGGCGCCTTCCAATGGGGACCCGTAGACGAAGTTACTACCATAGATTCAGAAAACGAGCTTGTAGCGGTTTTTGGTAAGCCTAATGACGATACTTATGAATCGTTTTTTACCGCAGCAAACTTCTTATCTTATGGAAACAATCTTCAGGTAATCCGTGTGGTTGGATACACCGCCAAAAATGCAATTGCTAACGCTGCTGCAACCGCAATATTAATTAAAAACGAAGATGAATACGAAGCAACCTATTCCGATGGTTCTGCAAGCGTTGGAGAATTTGCAGCAAAATTTGCTGGAAATTTAGGAAACTCTTTAAAAGTTTCCATGGCTGATGGTAATACATATACAAACTGGGTTTATGCATCCACGTTTGATTCAGCCCCTGGTAGATCAGACTTTGCACTAAATTCTGGAGCAAACTTTGATGAAATGCACATTATTGTTATCGATGAAGACGGTGCATGGACAGGTACTCCGAATACGGTATTAGAAAAGTTTCCGTTTGTTTCTAAAGCCTCTGATGCTAAAGCTGCTGATGGTACCTCCATATTCTACAAAAATGTTATTAACAATCAATCCAAATATGTTTGGTGGATGGATCATCCAACGATTGGAACAAACTGGGGATCCGCCGCCCAAGGTGTAACGTTTGCTAACCTAGCTTCTAACGTTTCAGTTTCCTTATCAGGGGGGTTATCTAATGATAACCCGGTTGATGGAAACATTATTTCAGCTTTAAATATATTTGCCAATGATGAGCTCTTTGACGTTTCACTTATTCCGATGGGTGCAGCTTCCTCCGCTGTGGTTACTTCTGCAATCAGTCTTGCAGAGAATCGTAAAGATTGCGTGGTGTTTGCCTCTCCTGAGCTAAGTGATGTGGTAAACAATATTGGCGACGAAGCTACCGATGTAACAGCATTCCGGAATACGTTGCCTTCCAGCTCCTACGCTGTACTAGACTCTGGCTGGAAATATCAGTACGATAGGTACAATGATGTTTATCGCTGGGTCCCGCTCAACGGTGACATCGCTGGATTAGCAGTTAGAACGGACTTTACCAACGATCCTTGGTTCTCGCCTGCTGGCTTTAATCGCGGTCAAATTAAGAATGTTGTTAAACTGGCCTTCTCACCAAGACAAACTGATAGGGACACCCTGTACAAAAAAGGTGTGAACCCGGTAGTAACGTTCCCCGGTCAAGGAACTATTCTGTTTGGTGATAAGACTCTCTTGGCTAAACCCTCTGCGTTTGATAGAATTAACGTTCGCAGATTGTTTATAGTTCTAGAGAAAGCTATTGCAACAGCAGCTAAGTTCCAGCTCTTTGAATTTAATGACGCTTTCACAAGAGCTCAATTTAGAAACCTTGTAGAGCCGTTCTTAAGAGACGTTCAGGGTCGCCGTGGTATTACAGACTTTAAAGTCGTATGCGATGAAACAAATAATACTGGAGAAGTTATTGATAGGAACGAATTTGTAGCAGATATTTTTATTAAACCTGCTCGCTCCATCAACTTCATTCAGCTTAATTTCATTGCAACACGAACCGGAATTTCTTTTGAAGAAGTTGGCGCTTAAAGGGAGAGTATAAATGACAACAGCTTTTAACGTAGAGCGTTTTAAATCAGCTCTAGCAAATGGTGGGGCACGCCCTAATCAGTTTGCAGTACAGCTCTCTTTTCCAACATATGTTGCAGGGGCAGCAGCTGCTGTTGCTAGGGCACCGTTCTTGGTCTCAGTAGCTGAATTACCTGGATCTACCATTAACCCTGCTATCGTTCAATACAGGGGTCGAGAAGTTAAAATGGCTGGGGATAGAATTTTTGCCCCCTTCACTATTACCGTTATTAACGACTCAAACCTTTCTATTAGAAATGCTATTGAGCAGTGGATGGTTGGAATAGAAGATCTGCAAACTAAAGTAGGTAGACTTAACCCAGTTCAATATCAAAGAAATCTAGATGTGTTCCAGTTAGATAGAAACGGCAACATTCTTAAATCATATGTTTTAAGAGATGCATTCCCGATCGATCTTAGCCCGGTCTCATTAGATTTTGCTGCTAATGATCAGTTATCTACCTTTAACGTTACTTTCCAATACCAGTCATTTGGAACCGCTGGTACCACTGGCACTGTTCTGGGAAGTATCGTACAATCTATTTTTAGTTAATAGATAGATAGTATATAATGGCAATTAAACTTTTTGGGTTTACAATTGGGCGTCAAACAGGTGATCAAGAGCAGGGGGTAAAGAAGCAATCCTTTATTACCCCGGTTCCTGATGATGGGGCCTCTACGGTATCGGCTGGAGGCTACTACGGAACATATGTAGATATTGACGCATCGGCAAGGAGCGAGTCCGAGTTAATTACTCGTTATCGTGAGATTGCTAAGTACCCTGATTGTGATACAGCTATTGAAGAAATTATATCAGAGGCTATCGCTGCAGTAGACAGCGAGCCTCCTGTTACAATAGATTTAGAAAAAGTTGATTTGCCATATAATGTAAAGATTTTAGTAGAGGAGGAGTTTGATAAAATTCTTTCTCTATTGGATTTTAAAGATAAAGCTCACGATATTTTTAGACGCTGGTATGTAGATGGTAGGTTATATTATCAAAAAGTTGTTAATACCTCACCAGGCCAGGCTAAAAAAGGAATTCAAGAGCTTCGTTTTATAGATCCTAGAAAAATAAGAAAAGTTAGAGAAGTCAAGAAAGAAAGACTAGATAACGGGGTTGAAGTAATAAAAGAAATCAATGAGTTCTTTATTTACAATGAAAAAGGTTTAAATTTTACCCCCGGGGTCGCTCCTTCTACTGCTAACTCTGGAATTAGAATTACAACTGATACCATTACATTCTGCCCTTCAGGGCTTTTAGATTTAGATAGAAATGTAGTTATTGGTTATTTGCATAAAGCAATAAAGCCAGTTAATCAATTAAAGATGATGGCTGATTCTTTGGTAATTTATCGCCTGGCGCGAGCACCAGAGAGAAGAATATTTTATATCGACGTAGGCAATTTACCTAAGTTAAAAGCCGAGCAGTATATGAAAGATATAATGGCTCGGTATAGAAATAAAATTGTATACGATTCATCTACAGGAGAGATAAAAGATGATCGTAAATTTATGACGATGTTGGAAGATTTTTGGTTACCAAGACGTGAGGGAGGCCGAGGTACAGAAATTACTACCCTCGCCGGGGGTGAGAATCTTGGACAGATTGCAGACATTGATTATTTTCAAAACAAGGTCTATCAATCACTTAATGTCCCTGCCTCTCGCTTTCAACAAGAATCATCCGGGTTTAACTTCGGTAGAGCAGCAGAGATTAATAGAGATGAATTGAAGTTTGCTAAATTTATAAGTAGACTTCGCAGAAAATTTAACGCATTGTTTGATGATTTACTTAAGACCCAACTCGTCTTAAAAAATATTATTACAGAAGATGATTGGCAACAAATAAAAGAAAAATTAGATTATTCTTATGCCCGGGACCAGTACTACCAAGAAATAAAAGAAGCAGAAAATTTAAGAAATAGACTAGATGTACTTAATCAGATGTCACCTTACGTAGGAATGTATTTTAGTAAACAGTACGTTAGAAAAAATATTCTTAAATTAAGTGATAAAGAAATAGAAAATATTGAAAAAGAAAATGAAGATGACTCACCAAGTATTCAGTCTGGAGCGCCAGGCTCAGAACAAGCTACAGCGCTGAGTAGAGAAACGGACCAATAGCAGTGATAAATATTTTGAAGAGGAATAAATGGAAACTCAAGAACTGACGCACCAAATGATTCAAAAAATTATAGATGATGAAACTGCATCAGCTCAAGATGATTTTAATATTGTCATGGGTGCAAAAATTTCAACAGCTTTAGATGCAAGAAAACAAGAACTTGCCCAACGTATTTACGACAGACAAGAAACATCTTCAGAAGATAATGGAACAGAAGAAAATACAGACAGCGCCGTTTGAAGGCGGAAAAAAACCTAAACAGTCTGCCGTTCCCGGCAAACATGGCATTGGCTATTCTACTGCTAGACATTTAGCAAGACTTGGCATGAAAAAAGCCATGGAAAAGCAACCGGTTAAAGAAGAGACTGAACTTAAGCACAGGGTGTCGGTTACAGTCTCTGATCCTCAGCATAGCATGGTTTCCAAGCGAGGGGAGAAAACGGAAAAGAAAATCCGACTCTACGCTAAAGATGAAAAGCACGCCCAAGAACTAGCCAAGCATCATTTAAAAAAACAGGGCTACAAAGTCCATGATTCTAATTATATTGGTGTTGTAGAAGAGACAGAAAATGTAAATGAAGTCTCGGCTAATACCGCTATGAGTTATCTCCACAAAACTTACGACACAAAAGGATATAAAGATCATACTCCTCAAACTAAAAAAGGTATTGAGCGGGCTACTAGAAAGGTATCCCAAGATGCTATGAGAAAGGATTATGAAAAATCCTCTAAACTTGGCCTCTCTACTGAAGAAGTAGAGAAAGTAGATGAAATTTCAAACGAACTCTTACAACGCTATAAACAAAAAGCTGGCGCTCAGGTAGACAATCCTGCTACACCTTCAAGTATGAAATACAAAAGAGGTA